CCATTAGCATCACCTACCCAAATATAGTCCTGTTGAAGATTTGGAAGTTGATTTTCTACTCCAAGATTTTGAATAAGACCTGAAATAGTACCATTACCTGAAGGTACGCTTCTATTGAATACAACTCCTAAAAATTGTACAATTGATGTACCTGTTGGTTTGTTAGGTGAAAATCCACCATTATTAGCTAAATAAACCTCAGTGCCAGGAGGATAAAGAGAAGTATCAGGTATTAATACGTTATTAATAAATCCAGATGATACTCCTTTTCCTGATTGGCCTGGTGATAGATCTTGCCAGTTAATTAAATGAGCAGCTAAACCTGAAGCAGCATCAGCATAAATTACTTCAACTTCATTACCAGTAGCACCGGTAATATGTAAGGCTCTACCTTTAAGTAGTGTACCTGCTGTTACGTTTTTAATATCTTCTAACTGGGTTCTTTGTCTTAATACTTCAAAGTTAATTTGACCTGTACCAGTATCTGGAGTAATTGTTAATAAATCAAGGTCTGTTGATTGTAATACAACAGCTCCTGTTTCTCCATTAACTGAATCTACGGCAGCTCCACCAGTACCTGAAGCATTAATAGTAATTATTTGACCACTTTGGTTAAGAGTAACATTATTACCTGCAGCAAATTCAACAACACTAATAATATTAGGTTGACCTGTAGTCTTAACTCCTGTCACATTACCAATACCTGAAACTAAATCTTGAATATCACCAGTATTAGTATTAATCAATCCTAAATTACTGGTAGCTAAAGTTAAAGCAGCATTGGCCGTTGTAGTGTTTTGAGCTATTAAATCTGTTAAAGTTGTTGAAACTGCAATTGTAATTTGGCCTGTTGTAGTATTAGGTGTAATTGTTATTTCATTACCTTCTACTAAATCTACAACTCCATCAATACCATCGATACTAATAACACTACCAACACCTGCAGTAATATTATCAATTTGGGTCTGTAAGTTAGCATCACCAGCGATACGAGCAGTTTCTTCGTTACCAATTTGAGTATCCACATATAACTTGGTCGTTGCATGTGAATTTTGGGTTGGTGCCTGGACATTTACTACCGCGGTAAAGGTTACAACACCCGTACTAATTTGAACAGGTAGATCAGTACCCTGACCATCACTCAGGACCTTTAAGCTACCACTAATTGGTTGATTGTCCCCAAACTTAATTAAAGCTGGGTACGTTTGATTTATTTGTTCATTAAATAATGTAAGTCCCATAATTATAAGTGTTTTGGATAATCATATCCATTTTTTCTATTAATACTAGTAACAGGTGTAAAAATACCACTAGTTGAGTTTTTAGTTGCACTTGGCATCATTCCGTCAGTTCCAGGATTAAGGTAATCAGGGAAATCATTAGAGAAGTCACACAAATACTCACGAAGGCGAGACTCATAAAATTCAGCAGTGTCTCTAACAGCTTGTCGTAAGAATTTAAGCTGTTCCAAATCAACCGCATTTGATTCTTCGCTAGTGGGATTAAGGACTGCTTTATTTTGAACTCTATAATTGATATGAGGTAACGCATAATATAAAGCATAATTAGCAAGAGTTGGTGCAATGTATTCATCTAGCAATTCATCTTCTGCGGCCGTTAAATCGTCTGCTACGATAGAGTCCTTTAGGTTGTTATAAAATTTGGTGCCGAGAATATCTTGAATCTTTAAATCTTGTGCTTGGGTAACAAAAGGCATCAAGTCATCTGGCTCCACATTTTCATGAATTGAGGTCAGCTTCTTAAGCCGATTCTCACTTATCATCAATACGTATGCCATTATTGTACTGTTTGTGTATTATTAAAATCCATAGTTGATGGTATTGTTTGTACCACCAATTGCTCTGATGGGAACATAGAGTTCACAATCTTTTGAAAGGACTTATTCAGGCCCTTCTGGATTGGCTCTATCACTGTAGAAAGGAAGTGGGTGTATGCAACTTCAATTTCATCTGAGTTGCTGCCTAGGCCTGTCCCTGTGTCCCTAATACCAACCAATAAAGGACTGGTAATTCTATGAGCAGTTAGGATCCTTGAGGTTATTCTCTGTTCTAAGATAATATAATAATCATCATTGGCTGCTTCGATAGTTTGAATCTGTGGGGCCAATTCAGGACCTTCAGAAAAAGTTAACATTAATCGACCAGCGTTATCTTCTCCAGAATAACTGGCCATAATATCACGGAAAAGCTGACGTTTTTCAGCATCTGTAGGCTCACCGTTAGGCATGTTGATAAACAAACTGGGTGATAAGCCGTTGCTAATGTTAGCATTATGAAAGCGACTAATTCTTGCATCTAATTCAATATCATTGATTGCTCCAATATAGTTGGCCATTGGGTATAACTCAGAACCTGGATTATAATCATAATGATAAAATATTTGACTAGCGTTATCTCCACGATTATCAGTAGTTGAGAACGCTCTATAACTAATTGGCTTATACTTACGAGTATTATTCCAGTTACTAGAATACCAATATTCATTTACAACATCCTGGTCATCCATCTTGCCACTTCTAACATTAGCTAATGGAATATGATAGATTTCAGAGATAGAATCACCAGCCCTATTCCAAATCACATTCAGGCAATATCCATTGAACATAACCATATCATATGCGATTCTTTTGTATACGTCATTAAAGGTCTGACCTTTAGAGTTTACTGGACGATCTCCAATCTCTCTTAAACCTTCACCAAAAGTTGCATCAATCTTAGATTCAATAGCAGTTGAGTGAATGGCCGATGTTTGTGCCAGTTCTATAAGTTTTTGAGGATACATATTATCCTCTCCAAATGAAACCCAGTCCTTACCTCTAACTTCTTTAAAGACCGGTAGGTCCATTGCTTCAAAGCTAAAGATCTTAACTTGGTTTAGTGTTTTATTATCTTCCATTATGATTGATAGAATACGTAATTTTCGTTATCGTCATTATCTGAGATAAACGTCTTAGGTACGCCTAAATTATTTAATGAGTTACTACATTTAACTAAATAGTTATTAAACTGATACCAGCTATTATTATCATAATATTCTAAAATCAATTCATAGTAACCCTCAACTGATTGGTTTGTAAAATCATTAGGATTATCAAATGTAATTATAAACCACTCACTATATTGATTAATAGTATAAGGTACCAACTTAAACAAAAATCTATTAGAGTACAAACTTTTTAAAGACAGCCTCAGGCCTCCATTTGCAGGCATTCTGCCATTAATTGGCAATGAAATTCTATTTAAACCAAGGTTCATTAACATGTACTTGTAGTGTTTTTACATAATTAAATATAAATCCTTGAAAAGTTGTAAGACAAAAAAAGGGCCATAAGGCCCTCTTTTTATATTAGACTTGATTTGATTACTCAGTAATACCAGTTACAGACCAACGAGTAGAACCCGAAGTACCTGTAAGCTCGAAGCTAAGACCACTCAAATCAGTATAAGCAGTACCTGTTTGGTTGGAACCAGTTGTAAGTACACAACCTTTATCATTTCCAATCAACCAGTAATTGTTATTATTATCTCTAACAATAGCCATCAACCTCTTAGAGGTAGCCATGGCCTTTAGAGTTTCCAAGTTGGTAGCACTTGAACCGTTTGCAACAGCTGAAACAACACAAGAAAAGAATACAGTACCAGCAGCAGCTGAAGGGGTTGCAGTATCCACAATTGAACCGACCTCTTTGGCCAATTCAATTTCTGTGAAACCTGTTAGGTCTGCAACAAGGGCAGTCCCATCCACATCAATTGCAGTAATAGCAACTGCACCATTTGTATCAGATGCCGCGATAACAGAGTCTCCGATCTCTTTTACGAAAATCTTAGAGATACCACCAATGTCCGGTGCGCAATCAAGCGCGATGTTAGTTAATGTTCCGCAAGGCATGATTAATGGTATTTATTTTTATTGTTCGTCAACTGCAACACACAATCCTGGTTCAACGATTGCAACGCCTACAGCCCACTTCATAGAAGCACGAACTTCATCGTTATCCTGTGAGTACCATACACGGAACTCATCAAAATCAGAAGTTAAGTCTGTACCCATGATGATGTTAGCACCTGAAGTTAAAAGCTTAAAGTTATCAGTAGCAGCAATACCAGCAGAAGGAACAACACGGACGTTAGTAGATGGGATGAATACCTCATTTACGTTACCAGTGTAGTTGTACAAGTTTGCTTTTACCATAGCACCTAAAAGAGCTTTGTAAGCAGCAACGCTAACAATCAAAATATTGTCATCACGTAATGCAATCTCAGCAGGTGCAGATTGGAATACAGCAAGAGCAGCGTCCAATGCGTTGATTTCACCAGCACCAGCAGTACCAGCAACCCACTTACCTTGGTCAATACCAGTCATAGTAGTTGCAGTTACAGCAGCTGCGGCCTGAGCCTTCAAACCACCGTAAGTTACACCACCAAGAGTATCACCGAGAATCATGAAAATCTCGTTGTAGTTACTAACCTTCTGAGTGAAGTAGTTAGCAGCAACAGCTTCGAATGGAAGGGCCTCCTCACCATTGTAAGCACCAGCAGAAAGCTGCTGAGACATAAAAGTGTCACGGAGAGTGTTAACACAGTAAGCTCTCTGCAACTTTGGGTGTGCAAGCTTCATGTTAACCTGAGAGATAGTAGTAGTACCATTATCAGACCATCCGCAGTAAGTAGCAGAACCATCATTCTTCAAAGCAAAGTCATCAGCCATCAACGGAATGTCGACAGAGTTACCTTGCAATCCAGCACGTACATTTACGTATTGTGCCAAGTTAGTTTCGAGTACCGCCTTCGACAATAGTTCGAAAGCATTCTCTTCTACATAGCCAGTAAGGCCAGTAAGAGTCAAAGTAGTAGCCATTTTAAAATATTAATTTATTTGGTTTTACGAATATTCAAAAGCGCTTCGTAACGCTTGTCTTGTCTTTCACCGTGATTTTTAATAACCTCAGTAGACATAGTTAAATTGTTTGTAATACGGTCAGCAGCTGGTTCGTTACGGAACTTATTAAAGTCCTGATCGAGGGCCTGGAAATTAGCCTCCATCTTCTCTAACTTCTCCAATAATGGCTTAACCATATTAGTAATTTCAGAGATCAATTCATCAGAGTATTCAGTCTCTTCTGGTTCAGCGACCAGGACTTCAGACTCATCAGACATCTCTTGTTCTTCGGCTTGCACGGCCTCTTCAATGGCTGTGATTACGCCTTCTGCATTTACAGTGATTAACAAACCGTCTTGAGTTTCGTGAATGCCTTCTGGCGCTGGAATCTCTCCGTCTTCAGTTACGACGAAAAGGGCTTTGCCTTCAGCAGGTTCACCTTCAACTCTTACAACGGTCCCATCAGCCAATGTAAGTTCAGCAAGTTCAACAGTTTCCGTAACAACTGGGGATTCCATTCCCAGCATAACACGGATCTTTGCAAGTGCTTCGTTAGCTTTCATGTTATAATAGTAATTTTAGTTTACAAGTTTAGATATAATTATCACGTTTTGTGACATTATTCCTTATCTTTGGGTTTTTTCAATATGTTTTTGATATTTAAGATCAACGCCGTTACTAAAACTAATGTCGTGATCAGGATTTGAATATCAGCTAAGAAGGCCAAGAAGCCTCCAACTGTAAAAACATTTGCTATTTCTTCACTCTTCATCGACATTGTTCAAAATATCTTTGATTTTTTTTAGTAAGGCCTCATTACTGGCATTTTCATTGATCTTTTGAATAAATGGACCGTCCAATGAAAAGCCTTTAAGCTCTCTTCTTTTAATTTTATCCCAAGTATCATCATCATTGATCTTATAAGAGACCATCCAAGTGCCTTCAGGCACTCTGAATCCGTAAGAGTATGATTTATCATGCAAACGT